TCTCGGCCCGGTCGATGTAGTCCTTGATGAGACTGGCTGTGGCAGTAGGACATGTGAACTGAACGACTGTGTTTTCGACTACTTGCATACTTGTCTCTGTTGAGGGTGCCAGCCCTGACGTGACCAAAAAGCCCCATGCCCAACATGGAGAGGAGAAAGCTGTCACCGGCTGGCTGATGCGGTTCGGAGCGCAACGACACTCCTTCTGACCGGCGAAGGTCAAGGCTCACTCACACCTAACGGCCTGAAGTCATTATGGCGCATCGCGCCATCGTGTCAAGTTAGACTAGGGAAACTACCTAGATCTTTCTCGTTTGCTCGTCTCGGAGACCAGGGCGCCCTTGGAGTTGCGCCTAAACGAACGGTTGGCACTGACTGGAACAATTTCCACACCATCCGAGTTCGATCCACCACGGCTCAGGGCACGCTTGTGCGCGATGTCCTTGCCCTCGCGGATGTCGGCAGTGCCGTCGCCGTCACCGTCCTTGTGCTTCTTGTCCACCGTACGTCGAGCCCGCTGACGCTCCATGCGGTTCTCGTGCTCGCCTCGGGACACCTGCTGCTGGTATTCCTTCTTGTACGGCCTAGGCTTGTTTACGTAGGGCATCTTCCCGCTCCTTCGCGTGCTTGATCGCGTCCACCATCCGCACCGTCTCGACGAGTGCCTCCACTGCATAGAACAGCGCCTTGGTCGGGGCGTTGTCGAGCATCGCCAGATGGACTTTCTTGAGTGCGTTCTCGGCCATCATGCACGGGTACGCGTAGTCGTTCAAGGGTTCAGTCATGTTCACTCTTTGTGGAATTCTCAGGATGTTCATTCTTTGTGGAATTCGCAGGAAGTCACAGGGCACCAGCGACACAGCGGCGACGGGTTGGCCTGCCATTCGTTGCGTTCATGGGACAGTCGCATCCGCTCCAGCGGGGGAGCGAAGTCGCGCCACAGGTCATCGATCTTGTCACGCTGATACTCTGACGTCACGAAGTGTTCGTGTACCACGAACAACAGCCCAGCCTTGATGTGCTCAACTTCAGGGAAGTGTGCAAAGGTCATCAGCGCCATCAACTGCAACTGCTTCGGGTCCGGGTACTTGCTGCTGCCGGTCTTGTAGTCCACGATGTAGCCCTGCGCACCGTCCACCACCAGCAGGTCCGCGATCCCCCGGACCCAGTAGTCTGCTGCTCCGAACGTGCAGGGCTCGCGGGTGACGGTCAACGCCATGCGATGCTCAGGATATTTCTCTCCGGGCATCTCACGCAGCGGGTCGAGCTGCTTGGCGTACTGCTGGTAGTTCTTGGCGAGCGGCGTGCCGTCCTTGACGTAGTTCTCCAGCGCCGTGTGGACCGCTGTGCCGTACAGCATCTGCTGCGTCGGGGCCTTGGTGAAGCGCTTCAGCACTTTGACCTCGTGGTACTGCCTCGGGCAGTTCACGTAGTCTTTCATACTGGAGTATGACCACTTGATCGGCTGCATGATTACTGGCTGTGATTGTGGGGCACTGATCTTAGCAGTCGCCGTATGTGGCGCCGACCTTTGCTTCACAGGCAACCGGGAGCCCCGGCGCCCAGTCAGGGGCGCACGACATGATCTCAGTCAGACACTTGACCGCTGCGTCCTGCTCGTCCTCAGGCACGACAAGCACCACGGCGTCATGGACAGTCAGGGCAGGGCGATAGAACTCGTTGATCTTGACCATCTGCTCACCGACGATGATCCGCGCCAGAGCCTGCACGACGTTCTCTACGACAGCCCCGCCCCAGAGGGAGACAAGACCCTTGCGAGAGTCGTAGACAACTTTCGATTTGCCGTCGAGTGTTTCTCTACGCAGCTTCGGGTAGCGGATGTACAGGTTGTTCGGCAGGCGGATGCCGTCCTCATCGAACCAGAGACAGCCATGCTCTCCGAGCGGGATCGCGTTCCTGATGTTCCCGTTGAGCATGGAAGACAGCATCGAGTCAGAGGCTCCCCACAACTCGACGATCTTGTAGTTCGTGCTCCGGTACACGCTGACGATACGCTTGCACTCGTCTTCGTCGAGCTTGACGCTGATCGGCTGCGAAGTAGCCAGAGTGTGCTGGAGCTTCAGCGCCCCAGTGCCGTAGCCCAGGCCCAGGACGCAGGTCTTCCCCACGAAGCGCTCTGCCTCGTTGGCCTTGGTAATCGTCCGTCCGTAGACGGATGAGGCAAAGATCGAGTACACGTCCTTCTTGTTGGCGAACTGCTGGACTACATCCTCCTGCCCTGCCAGCCATGCCAGCACCCGCGCCTCGATCTGCGAGGAGTCTGAGTTGATGACGACGTAGCCCTCGGGCGGGATGATGGCCTTCTTCAGCGCCTTCTTTTTCGGATCACGGCTCGGCAGGTTCTGGAAGTTCACCTTGTCCACGCCCGACCAGCGCCCGGTGTGTGCTCCGTAGTATTTCAACGGGACAGGGATACTGCCCCGGTTGCGTCTGCTGACCTCGATGAAGCGCTCGATGCGCTTCTCCTCCAGCGTGGACTTGGTCCCCAGGCGCACAGCGCAGAGCTGCTGCACGACGGGGTTCTCGTGTTCAGTCAGCGCGATGAAGCCCTCGTCCTTCTTGGCCAGGGCATACGTCTCCTTGCCTGTCGTAGGGCTGATCTTCATCGGCACTTCAAGGTCGAACGTGCGCAGCACATCAGCGAACTGCTTGTTGCTGGACAGCTTCTTGCGCACCTCTTCTTCGTTCGCTGCTTGCAGCGTATCTTTCAACGACAACAGCAACTGAGACCGCTCGGTCCTCAGGTCGTCGAGCCGGTCCTGCAGCGCAGGCTCGTCAGCGTACAACTGCGGGTGAGTGAACATCCGCAGAGTGATGTCTATGAGTCGAAGCTCTTCGATGGGGAAGTTCTTCGACATGATGTGGAACAGGTCGTACGTCAAGCGCACATCGTTCTTGCAGTACTCGCCATACCGGGCAAGGTCGTCTGGCGCGAAGTCCATACGTGTCTTGCCCTTGGCTGCTACCACCTCTGTGCCCTTGACGCCGATCTGATAGCGCTCAGCCAGCGCCTTCAACGATCCTCCTGCCTCCATGCCATGGAGCGCTCGCGCCATGGACAGTGTGTCCAGGAAAATCATCGGCGTTATGCCGAACACCCAGTGAAGGATCGCGCCGTCGAACATGGTGTTGTGCGCCAACGCCATGCTGTTCTTCCAGTCGAACTGGCGCAACCACTTGCGGGTCTCCTCGCGCGTACCGCTGAACCACTGAGGCTGACCACCATCGACTTGGACGCCTACACCGATCACTTCAAATTGCACATCTCGGATGTATTCCTCGGTTGTGATACGGGACAGACTGAATGCGTCACTGTAGAACGTCTCGAAGTCGAAGGTGATCAGCATGTCAGACGGCTCCGGTGCGCAGGCTGATCGCGCGGTCGAGATACCAGCGGGCCTTCTTCAGGTCTGCCAGCTCATCATCCTTCTTGCCTGCCCTGGAGACGTATGCCACCACGCTGCCCAGGTGGTAGTCGAGACGCTTGGCCTCGATGAAGTCGATGACTTCGATGCCGCCGTCGGTGTAGTGCGGCGGGTTGTTGATCAGGTCCATGAGGTATCCCTGAGGCGCGACATCGCCAGTGGACTCAACGACGGGCTCGGCAGCAGGCTCGATGACAGGAGCCGCTTCGATCTTGCCCGCCTTCTTCATCTGACTACGAACGACGTAGACGTACTGCGGATTGCAGTTCAGCTTGAGTGCAACGTCCTTGGGGGCAGCATCGGGATGCTTGGTGAGGTACTCACGGATGAGTTGGTTGGTGCTTTTTGCCATGATTGATTCCTGGTTGAGAGATTTGTTTTTTACTGCACACACTACGCGACTACGTCATGACTTCCTCCAGTCGAGTTGATTCTTGAGTTCATCCAAAGGCTTGAGCCTGCGGTTCTTGGACTGCGTCTCGGCGGGCATCCTCATCTCGCGCTCGGCAGTCTCGCACGAAACGTAGACTATATGACATAGTTTACACATCCGTCTACGCCAAACTTTGCCGCCAGCCGGTCTGCTCTCTAGTACATTGCCGCTGCTGTCTCGATCACAGTGTGGACATCTCATGCTTTCTCATCCTTCGTCGTGCAGACCTCTCGGTCGAAGTCATCCTCGGCGGGCGCTTGGTATCAGGCGCACTGCCCCACCCCCACACTGCGATTGTGTAGCGGCCCATGGTGTCCTGACGCCACAGCGCCACGCGCACCAGCCCCCGGTTACGAAGGGCACGGAGAAATTTTCGTGTGGTGTTGAGTGCCAGCCCCGAGGTCTCGTGAAGCTCTTTCGGCGTGCTGCCCGTACGGACCAGGGCCTCGACCACCGCCGCGTAGGCTGTGGTGTTACTGAGGTGTGTGTTCAGGGCCACGGCGACTCCTTCCTCGCCGCGAGGATGCGCGGCACGCTCTCATGGTTCGGCCAGTGGTTGATCAGCACATTGCAACAACGATCACACAGGTTGTCGTAGTTGTGCAGCCCCTCGTGCGTGTAATGCCAGCAACGGGGGCACTTGACGTAGTTCGGATCTTTGGCGAGAGAGCGCACCACAACTGTGGGTTGGGGACTCATCAGTTCGTTCAGACGTTCGTCGGTCACAACAGCGCCTCCTCACCTTGCCCCCGCTCAGCGCGGGCCTGCTTGGCGAACCACCGGGCGACGAGGACGCGCTCCTCGTCCGTCTTGAAGGGCCACAGCCAGCGAGCCAGGGTCAAGCCCGAGGGGTGCATGGGTTCGTTCATTTCGGTTCCTCCTTGGGCAGTTTGGAAATACAGGGTTTGTCAAGTACCCACGAGCCGATCCAAACAGAGCGGACTGCGTCAGGATGCAGCGGGCTGACCTTGATGTTTCTCAGGCAGTCCTCGCACTCGGGCTTGTGTGCCCCGGCGCAGCGGGCTATGTCACTGGGTAGGTAGTTCATTCCTGCTCCTCGTGTATGCCTCATGCGCCTCGCGCAGTGCCTCGCTCAGGGTCTTGTAGCTGCCCCATGCTTTTGCCCACGCTTTGCGCCGCCTTGCGGCGTAGATGTACCAGGGATACAGGTGGTCTTTGATCTTGCGGATGCGGCGTCTCATGTCTTGCTCCTTGCCCTGATCTCCGCAGCACACCGCTGCGCAATGCCCTCGATGCTGGCGTGCTGGTCGCAGATGTCGGCGCAGGCGGCGCGTTCTGCCATCACCGCCTTACGCACCTTGCGCTCAATGTATTGCTGTAGCGGGGCTATGGCCCTAGCCCAAGATCCACCATAACCAACGATACTCCATCGTTGATCTGCAAACCCTTGCTCTAAGGCTTTGGTAATTGATTCCTTCATTTGTTCCCCCTTGCGCGGATGGCTGCGGCGCAATCCATACATGCTCCGTTGTAGACAGGCTGCGTCCATGCCGCAGTGGTGTCCTCACACACCTTCGCACACGCCTCGCGTTCGGCGGCTACTGCCGCTTGCGCCGCTGCGGTGGCGGCTTCCATGGCATCAGCCACGCCTTTGTCGTAGCTCTCCATCACCAGTTGGCGGAGTTCTTTTCTGAGGTCCGTGGTCATTTGTTCCCCCTTGCGCGGATGGAGTCGGCGCTGGCCGTGCAGGCGTCGTAAAACAGTTTGGAAAACTCGCGCCTACTCGGGCGCAACGTCTCGCACACCTTCGCACACGCCTCGCGTTCCGTCAGCATCTCAATCTTCAGCCCCTCGGCAATCTGCGTGCCAAGGTGGTCCAGCAGATCCTCTATCGTGTCGCCGTGCCCGGTGGCATAACCCATGTTCCACATCCAGTGAGCGACTTTTTCGCGTTGGGCTGCGGCGATGAGGGCGGCGAATCGATACCGCGTGAAATCCTCACCCGCCTTGATGGCGTCGTGCTGCGCTTGGAACCACATGGTGTCAAGTTCGGCGTTGGTCATGTCCTACTCCTCTCCGGCCACGATGCGGGCCGGTCGGTCCATTCAATGTCGTCCAAAAAACTTTCGACATATGCAGATTCTGCCGCTTCCTCGGCTGTCATCCTGATATGCACCGGCTGGCTCCATTTCCTACCATTCCACCAACGCAGGAGGTCTGGGTTACGGCGGCGGCTCGCCGGCCACCAGCCGATGCTAGGCGGCGGTCCTTTGTGCCATGTGGTCATTTCGGTTCCTCCGCTAGTCCGCGCCAGGGATAGATGACAACAGCAAAAATGCCGTATTCTTTGAATGCGTCAAGCGCCACTTTGGGAGTTGCTCCACCTACAAACCACCTTTCGCCGTTCCAATATCTGTACCAACGCGCCCTGGAGCTAAGGATGGATTCATACACCCCCGCCCTGACAGGCTTGACGCTGGCGGGGAACCACGGGGTGTGTTTCATACCTTCCTCCTGATCCACCGCCACAGCGGCAGCAGTGCTAGTCCGTTGGCGAATCCGCGCAGAAAGGCGCGGAGTTTCATATCTTGTTCCTCTGTGCCAGCATGGCGTCGGCAACCATGTATGCCTCGTGGGCAAGATTCGCTGTTTCGCCTTCATACGTCATGTCAACGTACTGTGTGTGCATGAGTGACTGCATCGCCTTTGCCGCGAAGTAATCGCGCAGGGTCATGCCTTGAAAGTTAGCCATTCCGTTGGAATCACACCAAAACGGAAACGCCGGTCCTCCGGTGTCTTTCATTTCTGCTCCTTCCTCGGCTTGCAAAGCCCGTACGAAAACGAAGGCTGAATCTTCAAGTC